CTCGTTATACTATTCTACTGGTCAGGGTGCAGAAGTTACACGACTTACAACTACTTCAAATGGTGTAGACATTAATGGTAATTTAAATGTAAGTAGTAATATTACAGTTGGTTCTGGTCAATCATTTGGTTCAAGCACTGGATCTGCTGCGGTCTATTATGGTGATGGATCTAATCTTACTGGTGTTGGTGGTGGACTTAGTTCAAGATCTGTAGTATCAGCAACTACAGGATCTGTATCAGTTGGAGCAACAACTAATTTAGATATAACTGGATTTAAATCCTATGGACTTTTAAAAGTTGGAATTAGTAGTGCTGCTTGGGTAAGATTATATGTTGATGCATCATCTAGAACTTCAGATTCTTCAAGATCCTACTTAACAGATCCAACTCCAGGGTCTGGATTGATAGCAGAAGTTCGTACAGTAACTGCTGGTATATCAACTTTCTTAATGACACCTGGTGTTATTGGTTATAATAATGATGCTTCTGTTGGATCTACAATATATACAGCAGTAACAAATAATGAATCCTCATCATCAACAATTACTGTTGATTTAACTGTACTTAAGATGGAGAACTAATGAACGAATACATAGTAACCTGTAAGAACAGAGATGACTTAGTTAGTTTATATGATGATCTAGAAACTCCTGGAGGATCCCTTTATATTCCTGACAGGGCAGTTGATCTTGTTGATAGAAGGGAGATAAGTCGTAACACCCACTACACATTGTCTGAAGAGGAAGCAGTAGAGGTTAGGAAAGACCCTAGAGTGCTTGCTTGTGAGCGTCCAGCAGAGGATAGGGGTTTTGTACCTGATTATCTATGGGAACAGACTGGAGATTTTAACAAAACACCAGGAACATTTGCTAGTGATGATAAAAATTGGGGACTTTATAGAGTAATTGAAGGTGATAGTGTTTCTAACTGGGGTAGAGATTCAACATCTGAAATAACAAATAAATCCATAGCAACAGATGTATCAGGAAAAAATGTAGATGTTGTAATTGTTGATGGACACGTCAATCCAGATCATGTGGAATTTGCTGTTAACTCCAATGGAACTGGTGGATCTAGAGTTGTTCAGTTCAACTGGTATCAATACAATTCAGTATTAGGATATGGATCTAACGGTACTTATTCTTACAGTTCTAGTGGATCTTCACCAAATACTAATCATGGATCTCATGTAGCAGGAACTGCTGCTGGCAATACACAAGGATGGGCAAGAGATGCTAATATTTACAATATGGCTTTCTCTTCCACGTTATCAGGAACAAGTAATTGGGCTGAAAAGTTGTGGGATTATTTGAGACATTTTCATAAAAATAAACCAATTAACCCAGAAACTGGCAGAAGAAATCCCACAATCACTAATCATAGTTGGGGTTATAGTCGAGGAACTTATAGTGCTTACCTTTCGAATATTACATCAGTAACTTATAGGGGGACAACTACTTCTGTTAGTGGAACTACTTCTGAGAAAAAAGCAATATTAGAAAGTAATGGTATTCCTGTTCCACAAAGTAGTTTCTTGTATAGGGTTCCATTGAGAGTGACAGCAGTAGATGCTGATATTCAAGATGCTATTGATGACGGTGTAATTGTCATTTCATCTGCTGGAAATAGTTATTGGAATTGTTCTGTTTCAGGTGATGCTGATTATAATAATACTTATGTTAACTCAGGATATCCAGTATACCATTCACAAGGTTCATCACCAGGATCTGCTGATAATGTTATCTGTGTTGGATCAATTAGTTCAAAAGTTGCTGAATATAAATCCAACTTTAGCAATTGGGGATCAAGAGTAGATATCTGGGGTCCTGGTAGTGATATCATTTCTGCTGTTTTTGATCAATCAAGTGCTACTAGTGAAGGTTATGGTCCTATAGTTGCTGACTCAAGGGATTCTAATTACTACCTTGCTTCAATTAGTGGAACCAGTATGTCAGGTCCACAAGTTTGTGGTGTCATAGCATGTATTGCTCAAAATCAACCTAATATCACTACTCCTGAAGTTCTTCAATATTTAAAAGAAAATTCATTACCTGAAGTTGGGAGTTCTAGTGGATCTGAAAATGATGATTATGAGACTTTTGGTTCAACCAGCCACAATAGATACCTTTTTATAAAAAGGAAAAGACTAGAAAGTGGTTCTCTCCAACAAACTACATTTGGTAATAGAAATCCTGATGTTTCTGGGGTAAAATACCCTAGAACAAATAAATCATATACAAAGTAAATTTTCACACATAAATAAGAAAAAAGTCCTAATAAAATGGCTGCGATTATAACTGATCAACTTCGTATTTTGAATGCAAGGAACTTTGTGTCGGGCGTTCAATCTTCCACAAATTCTTATTATGCTTTTATTGGTTTACCTAATGCTACGGAATATCAGTCTAATTGGGATACTAATCCGCCATCTCCCAAAGATAGTCTTAATGACTCTAATGACTATTGGGATACAATGTTGGCTCTGAAGAAGATTAATGCTTCTGATATTAGTCAAGTTGTTAGGAAAAATGTCTGGGCATCTGGTATAACCTATGACATGTGGAGAAATGACATCAGTAGGGACAACCCATCCCTACCATCAGGTGCTTTTGATATATATTCGGCAAACTACTATGTAATGAACTCTGACTATAGAGTTTATGTATGTCTTTATAATAATGCAAGTGTTGAAAATAACTTCCAAGGTGGTCCGTCTATTGATGAACCTGGATTTACTGATTTGGAACCAAGATCAGCTGGTTCAAGTGGTGATGGTTACATCTGGAAGTACCTTTATACGGTAAAACCAAGTCAAGCAATCAAATTTGACTCCACTGACTACATCCCAGTTCCATCAAACTGGTATGACCCTAGTTCCGATGATGCTGTAATAAGACAAAACGCTTCTACAAGTGGTCAATTAAAGATTGTAACTGTTAGAAATCGTGGTGTTGGTCTTGGTACTGCTAATGTTACTTATACAAGGGTACCTATTGATGGTGATGGTGTAGGTGGAGAAGCTACAGTTGTCATCAATAACGACTCAAAGGTTGAATCTGTAACCGTATCAAGTGGTGGGGAAGGATATACCTTCGGAACTGTTAATCTTAAATCTGGTGGAGTTCCATCTGGGTCAACAAAACCAATATTTAATGTCATTATCCCACCAAATGGTGGTCATGGTTATGATGTTTATAGAGAACTTGGAGCATATAACGTTCTTTCATATGCTAGATTTGAAAATGATACTGAAAATCCAGATTTTATCACTGGTAACCAGTTTGCAAGAGTTGGGATGATTGAAAACCCATTGGCTTTCAATTCTTCAACAAATTTGAATCTTGATAAAGCAAGTGCGGCTTATGCTTTAAGATTGAGTGGAATTGGATACAGTTCAGCAACATTTACACCAGATGATTATGTTACTCAAACCGTTGGTTTGGGTCACACAGCTGTTGGTAGAGTCGTCTCTTACGATCAAACCACTGGTGTTCTCAAACTTTGGCAAGACAGAACAAACTCTGGATTCAATAGTGATGGAACTTTAAACTCGAATTCAATTTATGGATTCGAGGCATATAGATTCACTTCTAGTGTTTTGTCTGGCGGATCACTTGTAATTAATGGTGGGTCAGTCAATCTTGGAATTGATACAGTATTTACGGGTGTAAGTACTGTAATAAATAATAGGACATATTACCTGGGTCAAAGTTTTACTTCTGGTGTTGCACAACCAGAAGTAGAAAAATATTCTGGAAATACTATCTTTGTTGACAATAGACCCTCTATTATAAGGTCGTCATCCCAGAAAGAAGACGTAAAGATCATCTTGCAATTCTAATAAGAAATCATGCCACAGGAAACTAACCTCAACGTTGCTCCTTACTTTGACGACTTTGATCCGCAGAGTAACTATTACAAAGTTCTCTTCAAGCCAGCATACCCAATTCAGGCTAGAGAGTTAAATAATCTACAATCCATTCTTCAAAATCAAATTGAAGATATGGGTACTCATTTCTTCAAAGAAGGAGCTAAGGTTATTCCTGGGCAGTTGACATATCTGCCTAATTTTTATGCAGTTCAGATTGAATCTGATTTTTTGGGCATTCCTGTATCTCTTTACCTCGATCAACTCGTTGGTAAGAAGATTACTGGTGCAGATTCTGGTGTAACTGCTGAAGTTGTCACATATATCACTGACCAAGAGTCAAATACTGGTAATTTTACCCTTTATGTTGACTATCACGATTCAAGTAGTACAGACAATTCAACTAGAAGTTTCTTTGACAACGAAAATCTGATCACAACTGATAATATAACTTTTGAGACCACATTTATTGCTGCCGGAGAGGGTCTTGCGAGAACTTTAACAGAAAATGCTAACTCTGTTGGTTCTGCATTTGCTCTGGGTGAGGGTGTTTACTTCCTAAGAGGATGTTTTGTTGATGTTCAAGATCAAATCCTAATTTTAGATCAGTATACCAACAAACCATCATATAGAATTGGTCTGGTCATTACTGAAAATTTGATTTCTTCGGATATTGACCCATCTCTAAACGATAACGCTAAGAATTTTACTAATTACACCGCTCCTGGGGCTGATAGACTAGAAATTAAAGCTGTTTTGGGTAAAAAAGACAGATTTGATTACAATGATCAGAATTTTGTTCAATTGGCAGAGGTTAATAATGGTATTTTAAGAGAAATCAATACCTCAACTGATTACAATATGCTTGGAGAGGAATTAGCCAAGAGAACTTTTGATGAATCTGGTCATTATTATGTAAAACAGTTTGTAACCACTGTTAAAGAGAGTTTGAATAATGGAATTGGTAATAGAGGAATCTATAATCCCAATCAAACTACTTCTAGTGGCCAAAAACCATCTGAAGACCTTATGGTCTATAAAATTAGTCCTGGTAAGGCTTATGTTAAAGGATATCCCATCGATATTGTTGGTCCAACCTTCCTAGATGTCCCAAAAGCAAGAACAACAAAGAATCTGAAAAATCAGTCGGTCAATTTTGGGTTTGGACCGTCATTTTCCGTAAATAATGTTACTGGATCACCATTTATAGGTTTCAATAATACTAATTTCCTGAGTTTGAGGAGTAATAGAGTTGGATCTGCCACAACTGATTCAGCTGGTAAGGAAATCGGTGTTGCTAGAGTTTATGACTTCGCTCTGGAGAGTGGATCATATGAAATCTCTCAAAAATCACTAAATCAGTGGGATTTGTCACTTTTTGACATTCAAACATATAATGACTTCGAAGTCAATGAGAATGTCACACTCACTATCCCTTGTTTTATTGAAGGTGAGTCTAGTGGAGCTACAGGTTATCTCAGATACCCCGTATCAGTTGGAACTGGATTCACAGCCTATAATATCAATGGTAATTTTTCTCTTGGTGAAAGATTGAAGTTTAATGGTGAAGATTTCGGTCAAAGAACAGTTATTGACTCTAAGAAATTTGAAACATCTGATGTTCAGTCAGTTTATGGTATTGTTGGATCTGCTGGAACATTTACAGCTGATTTGATACCTCAGACAGCTGGTGTAATTGGTATTGCTTCAATTTCTACTGGTCATTATGATGGAAGTCCTCTAGGTATTGCAACAATTAGTGGTCCAGGTGGTCCTTTCCCTGGAATTGTAACAACTGGAAATTTGATCAAATATTCTAATTCTGGTCTCAACGTACAGTCATTTGGTAGAGTTACTAATGTTTCCACCAATTCTTTTGAGATCGTTGGTGTTCAGACGGTCACAGGTTTTGTTGATGGTCGTCTTCCTTCTGAAGATCTGAGTGTAACTGATCTGGAGGTCATTGAGTCAAGAACTCAACTGCATTCAAAATCTAGTGGTAATATTGCTGATAACAATTCCTTGTTCTCGGCACTTCCTAAAAAGTTTATCTCAAACGTAGATCTAACTGATTCCACATTGA